ATTTATACTAATGTCTTCTCCGTAAAATAGTTTGAAAAATAACTTTGTGCCTTCCTCGGTACCACGTATAGTATAATAATTATTAATTATTTTTAGTAGTCTTTCACGATCAATCAATTGTGACTGCGGAGTATACTTAGCAATCAGCAACTCAATCTCATCAAGATATTTTTCAGTAGCATAGTCAATATCTTTATTTTGTGTTATACTAGCAATTTCTCTAGACGGATTTCCATCTAAATTCATATACGCATAATAATCTTCTAAAAATTTAGATAGAGAGTCTGGATTAATATCATTTGCATTTGGCTCAGGTAAAATATCTTTTACCTGAACACTTTGCATGTTTCGAGGTCTAGAGTTTGCAACACTTAAAATCATATTTTTTAACGTTCGCGTTTAAATGGTGTGTAATAACTTGAATTTGACATTCCTCCAGTTGCAATAACGTCGACATCAGCAATGACGTTTAGACGATTTGTGTCTATTATTATAATTTGATTACGATCCGGCACAATATCATTTGAAAGCGGTATAACTTCTAAAGTAATGTCGGTTATACCTGAAGTTGGTAAAGTTTCTATAGACGCTACTCCAGTAGTTAAATCAATATAACCAATATTTGTATTTCTTTTAACTTCGGCATTTTCAAGATTTTTATAATATGTATAGAGAACTCGACGTTTAGAGTTACTTGGATCTTCGGTATCTCCAATAAGTATGGACTGTTCTATTTCAGAGTCATAATAACCACTTGCAAAGGTTATAGTTTTACCATCGTCCACATCAAGTGGAGCACCAAAATCTATTGATTGTGTTTCTTTTTTTGAAGGATTGTTTGAGAATGTTTGTGTCAAATAGACTCTTAGGTGGCCATTTACAACAGAAGGGTCTTGAGAAATTACATTTGTAAGTAGAGTTGAGTATGTAAATACTTTTTCAAACGACTCTAATGTAGAGTCGTTATATGCTATAATATATGATTTTAATTTTTCTTCTAGTTCAGTTTTGCTTAAATTTGTAATGTTTCTGTTATATTTTACAAGCACATCAAGTGCAACCTTAACGTAATATGGATCAACTATTACTGGTTTTATGGTTAATACTGAACGTGGGCGCAGCACTGAATATAGATATTCTTTGTCTTCTTCTGATAAATACAAGCCATCCTTAGGCTTAATTGATATAAAAACTTTACCATAACTCACTGGAATATGATTTTCTCCACCCCAAACTGAAATTGATTCAGCGCGGGGGAATTCATTTTTAATAATTGAGGCATAGTCATTTATTGTCACTGCTCGGTTTTGCGCTACATAGGCAAGAGGGGCGTTAAACCGTATACTGTCTAAACTTTCTTTTGTAGCTCCACCGTCAGCAATATATTTTCTTCCGCTGTCATCTATATATGTCATCACTAATGGTGCAGCAGACACATTAGCAGATATGTCTGGAGAATCTACGCCTCCGACATAATTAAAATTCATGCAACCATTTGGGGCCGGCCCGTTTGTAGTAAAATATTCAACTTCTATGATACTTAAGTTATTGGGTTTTTTACCAAACCGGTTGTCACCAAAGCTAACTTCATATTTGCCTAAACTATTTTCTTGTATAAAATAGAGTGGGTTTTCTGCACTTACGAGATCAAAAGATTCAAATTTAGTATATACTGTATAATTGCTAGAGTCGCCTGACGCATAGACTTTGACTGAAAGTTTGGATGTATCAATGTTACTACTATCAATAATGTATGCCGGGTATTGCAGACTTGCATTTACTTGAAAGCGTTGAGATCTAAAAACTCCTTCATATACCGATATTATTCCGGTATAACGATTAATGGTTTCATCATATATTATTTGATATGATTCGGTGGTGCTAAAAATATAAGTTACTCCATTTAATGAACTAGAAAATTGACTGCCTTTTGGTAATATTAGAAATTTCTTAGAGACTACACCAACTTTTGGGGTAAATGAAATATTTAATATTGCTTTAGCGGCAGTATAACTATTTGGTATATATCCTAATAATTTGGCATTTGAAACTACACTTGAGCGCAATTGAGCAGTGTCCAAAAATGTTTCGTTAACACTCATGTGTGCCAACATTGCATTAAAATGAGTGTTATAAGATAATACGTCTAAAAGAGTGTTTAACCCAGAACCTTCAAAATTCCAGTCTTTAAATGGAGAATTTTCACGTTTAAAGTATGATATTAAATTAGACTTTATTGTATTAAAATCTAATTCTGAAACATTAATTGATCTTTCTATAATTGACATCTTATCTTAATCTTTCTATAAAAAATACGGTTTGTTCGGCTACATCATAAGATGTTTCGTATGTTATTATTATTCTATATGCATTTCTGTCAGATTCATCTTCAATAGTGACATCAAATTTATTGACTCGTGGTTCATGATCTCGTATTATACGAGTAATTGTATCCTTTAAGTTTAAACGAGTAAATAGCGTGTTTGGTTCAAACAACAGACGTCTAATGTCTGACATGAAATATGGTTTAAAGGGCCGACTATAAACATATGAAAAAATTAAATTTTTTAAAGAATTTTTTACAGCATCAGTATCTGTGACGGGCACAATATCCTTTAAAACAGGATGAATTCTAAATGATAAGTCTAAATCACTATAGAGTTGCTCTCGCGCTACGTTTGAAGACGTAGGTTGATAGTTATAGTCTGAGAGTCCCGCCATATTGTTATTATTTATAATAAAAACTAGGCGACATTATTTGAACTACTTGATTTTGCGGAGCGAACGAGTTCGGCTTCTTTTTCTCTTCGCTTTAAAAGACCCGTAAGGTTTGTATTTGCCCATATTCGTTTCATGGCAATAAGTTGATCAGCAATATATTCATAAATGTCTGTGACCTTAGTTTGCCCTAGGAGTGCAGCACGTATACGTCCCATCTCTTCGCGATTTTTACCAGAAGTCGATGGACCGCGGTTGAACACCAATGAGACAAGTGAACCAAATGCATCAGGATGTAATTTATCGGAACCTGGAAATGCTCGTATACATTCAGTCTTGAACCTTGGCAGCGTTTTCTTTACAAATACAGCTTTTGCCGCTTCCCATGGAATTGTAATATCATTTACATCCAACACTGCATTACGTGCAGATGAGCCTTTTATACCAGCACAATTAGCAAGGCGGTCAATATCTCCATCTGATATAATTCCTGACCAATCAGCTTTAAGAGATGCCGCCGTATTATAGCCAATGTCATATCCTATACCAATCGTAACACCACTGGCTCCACCTGGCCACGTTGGTTTACTATACCTATTATTGTATGCCGCTTCTCCACCTACTTCATAATATATTATAAGATCAAATGAAGTTTTTGATAGCCCACCATAATCTTGGTTTCCTGTAGTAGGATATTTAGGTGACTCTCCTTGAGGAGTAGGGTTATAAAATGAGCCAATCGATTCTGCATCACTCGTAACACATGTATCTATTGTAGACGTTCTTCGTTTAAAATCACTAACTATTTCGGCATTCCAGTTATTACCATTTTTTTGTAATTCTGTCGCTACATTTTGTTGATATTTTGTTCGTAGTGCCGTCAATTGGGTAAGGTCTGATGTTTTTTTAACGTCATCATGATAACTATATGCCAATACATTTACAAGCGTTAACATTTCATTATATTGATTGAGAGCATTTTTATCACCGGCTGCTCTCAATTTTTCTAAATATTGTTCATCTTTGACAGTGCCCTCTCGTATCTTAAATAACAATGCATTATAGTCACCCTTTGCAGTACGATCCAAATTATCAGTCACTACATTTCCTAGCCGCTTTACTGCCTTTGGTATTTCGGTAAGTGGTAATTTTTTAGCGCCCCCAAATATCGAGTCAAGCGAAAGTTCAGCATTACAAAGATCAAGAGCATTTAAATCATTTAACACACCATCTAAACCTGGAACACCTGGAAATTTTGATTTTATCTCATCAATTTTATCTAGCAAACTTTGACCTTCTAAAATTTTAGCATTTGCAAGCATCATGAGTAATGTTTCAGGATCCTTTAACATTTCAATCAATTGCATCAAGGTCTCATATTGCTTTTGTATTCTTTGAATAATTTCAAGTATTTGAACAATATCAAGCGCTGTACCGGTTATTGGTAGACTGCTTAGATATGCTATTCCCTTTTTTATAGCAATAGTTGCAAGTGCAGCAGGTATATTTTTTGCACAATTTGCCAGTTGCGTGACCTGTTGAACTGCCTTGACATCAGAAACGTCAAGCACCTCTAACATCGTTTGGTCATATGTACCTTGAACTTCAAGAATAGACTGACCAGTTTTGGCGCTTATAATTTCTACCTTTTCTAGGTATTTTTCAGTATCCTCTAGAGCGGTACTTTTTTCTGGATTTGTCTCTGTAGTTTCCTCTGGCATAAATTTATATTAACATGGATTTGGAGCAAGAGTTAATGAAGATCCTACTACCGAAACATTGCCTCCACCGATAACTGCAACACTAGCTCCTCCGGCTATCATTATACTTGCTGCAGTTTGCATTATAGACGCTCCAGTATTAATAAGAGCACCTCCTGCTGAGTTTGTCAAGGCACCGCCTGCGGTATTGAGTAAGGCGCCACCGGCAGAGTTTGTCAAACCGGCACCCGCGGTATTTGTCAGCGCTCCAACTGCAGAATTTGTAATCGCTCCGCCTGCATTATTAACAATAGCTCCTGCTGAAGTATTTGTAACTACATTTCCGTATGTGTTAAGAAATCCAGTCGTGGTGAGTCCTAAACTTGTTCCTGCCCCAATGGTCATTGCAAGCGGGGTCGTCATAATCATTCCTGTTATTGCCGTAGCAGAAAATTTACCATAGGTAATAAGATTTGATGACCCAAGTGATGTTGTATTATTTTGTCCTCCAACAGTGGTATCACACGTGCCAATAACCATTGTCTCCGAGTCACCATTGCAAGACACATTGTCATTACCATGAATTACTAGTTTACGCCCATTACCAATATTTGTCGCCTGTTCGCCGACAATTTCAGACATATCATTGCCGCCGACCTTTGTTCGTTTTGTGCCTGTAATTGTTTCAGTATAATTGCCATCTACGCGTAGGTTATAGTCTCCTGAAACTGTGGTATTACAGTTTCCATTTACGGTTATGTTTACGTCTCCACTTATAATAATGCTGTCTTCTCCAAGGATTGTTGTATAACGGTCTCCATGCACAACTACAGTTTGGTCACCACTTGCATTAATCTCATGATATGTTCCAGACTTGTGACCAGTATAGATTCTTTCATTGCCGAGTGTATCATCAACTTCAAATATATGTCCTGAGCGCGTCTCAACGACATTATTAAAAGGATAGACACTCGTGTCAGGAGATGATGGAGGAGCCCAACTATTACCATATTTTGTAGTACCCGATGTACTACTCCCGTCGTCGTTGTTTCCTAATAGAGATGAAAGATCTAAAGCCATACTATACTATATATCTTATATTTTCCACGAAATTACTGCCTTTGCTCCGCGCACAGATTTTGTTTTTTCAAACACTCCTTGTTTACCATCACCTGCTCCTGAACTAGTATTACCATCAATCGCTAAGTAACGACCGCTTGCATCTGAATCGCCAGATGCAAGGCCGACATGACCATATCCACCTCCGTGTGACCATACAATAATATCTCCTGCTTTGACACCACCTGTAGGGTTTACTATAAGGTTTACTATATCTAAATTCTTTTTTGCCCAAGTTAAGAAATATTGAGAACTGGCTGTTTTAGGAAGTTTACTTGTATCTAGACCAGCTTTAAATAACACCCAAGATACAAATGCTGCACAATAAGGAAGAGGGGGTTTTCCACTGCCAAGATGATTCCAGTATTCTCTAATTCCAGGCGCATCATTTTTACCGCCGCGCACCCCAGCACTAGCATCACTGCCAGAAGATCCGGTGCCAGCCTCAACAACGCGCCCTGCTTGACTTTTAGCAACTGCAACTATTTTTGATCTCAAACTACCATCTAGAGGAACCGATGGAGGTGCATTTTCAAATGATGATAGGTTACTTTCAACTACGCTGTCTGCTACGCCAACACCGGCAATATTTAATGATGCATTATTTTTTGCATAGAAGCTTCGACTAAATGCATTTTGAGATGTGGTTGATGAGTCTGGAAGGTCAGCGCCTGTACGCAATGGATATGTTCCATGTGGGTCGCTAAATCCAAAGAGTGAAGCAGCGGTTGGTATTAGGTTTAATGACTCTCCACTTGAATAAAAACTTGGAGTAACGTCAACGTTTTGGCTATATCCAATTTCATAACCTTTTTCAGTAGATATACTGCCTATTACGATTGGATCTTGCAAGTCATCCTCATCTCTAAAAAATCCAAGCACCCAAGAACCGGCAACAAGTCCAGTTGGGCTTTGCCCTATTCCAGAGACGCCTGCACTCGTGACAGGCATAATGCATGTTGCCCATGGTAGTTTTTCGGTAGGCAATTCACTGATATTACCATTATGATAATTCATGCACCGAACACGCACTCTCCCCTGTTGAAGTGGATCGTTTACGTCTTCTACAATTCCAGTAAACCAATTTTTAATATTCATATGTCATTAAATACTTTTAAACGCGTACGATACAGTCCTTCTTTAAATGTATGAACTGCTACTCCAATTGTATAGATTCCAGATAACGCTTCATCCTTATTTTCCTCGGTATAACTACCGCCAACTGCTTCGCTTTCAGCCTTACGTTTAGGATTGAACATTCGTCCAATTTGCATATCTAACTTTCGTCCAGAATTAAGATGCATATCTCCATTGACTTCTATTTCTTGGTTTCGTGATTCTAGACGTGAAACTAATGACTGTTGTAAAATTAAGTTATCAATTACATCGTCGGCTGATAACGAATTTGGCGTGGCAGTATTTGCTTCTGCATTTTTAATATTAGCATTTGTATATGTATCTAATGTCTTTTCAGTCTTCTTGCCATCTGAATTGTTGTCATTTAAAAATACTATACTTTTAATGTATGATGTTAGCGGATTTAGTTTACTTGTAATTTTTTTAGCGACAGATTCTACATAATTTAATGTCCTTTCAGTAGTAGTTTTTTTAGTAATGTTAGTAAGTTGCAGTTTTGTCGAAAACCCCCCTCCTAAAGCTTGGGCCAATTTATCCATCTTAATAACAGACTTTAAATTATAGATTCTATTGCTCGACTCACTGGCAGAACTTGCTGCACTATTTTTTAAATGAGGCAAATATTTGTAAATGCGATATGGTTTCTCTTCAATAATTTTTGTCCAACCATGTATATGAATCTTATTATGCCGTAGTGGACGATATACAAAAAACGGAGATGATATATCATCATATAATTTTGAGCGCAACCACTCAACTGCTTTTAATGGTGATTGAATAGTAATAATTCCATCAAATGCAGTTATGGGGTCTCCTATAACCTCTATTGTTTCGTCTGTTTTTGAATTGCCTAAGTACAAATCATTTTTAAAGATATGCTTTATATTATCTACAACTGGACCAGAGATTGCACGACTGATGCGAGTTAATGCACTTAAGTATGCATAGGTAGGAATACATATTATATTATACTCTTGAGCACTCTGAGAGTTGATATCTTTTTGATAGTTGGGATATTCTTTTACTGCAAATGTATATTCATATGTCTCTGTTCGCAATGAATTTGCCACCTGTTCTTTAGATGACGACACTGCTGTGTTAGACGGAACAAGAGATTTAATTTCTAGTTTGAGAACAATTTTTTCTTGACCACTCAATTTCATAAACTCGAAAAAGTTTATGTCATCATATATTCGTATATTTAAAACATTAATTGGACTGAATAACTCTTCAGTAATCGAGAAATCTTTAACAATTGGCAATATGCTTTTTGTTACATCTTCAGAATTCGTTAAATCAAATTTTAAAACTGAGTATGTAGATGACAATACTCCATAATTATTATCATCGGATATTTTAGGAGTATTTCTATTTGGCGGTGCAACAGTATTTGACATGGTATAAATTATTCATTAATTTCACTCATATACATTTCAACAAATTCATTTATTTTTTCTGGACGTATAATCTTTATTTGAGATTTTTTTTCATTTTCTGCATATTCTCGTTGATAATGAGAATAATACTTTGGAGATGTTGGCAATTGCCCAGTTTGAGGATCGACTCGTAATTGGTCTATAGCACTTATTTCATATTCATTTTCATATTCGTCTATTGCATAATATTGTTGAGCAGCATTTCTATAGAGTTCCCAACTATAGTTATACTGATTGTTGTTTCTATCATTTGTTGATATAAAAAATCTGTTTTGTAATGTTTCTTCTCTAAAATATTCTCTAACATTTTGTACATCATTTCTAAATTCTAACACCTCTTCAATTTCTCCAGCAATTTGTTCTGCAAATGTTACTTCTCCACTTTTAATAAGATCATCAACAACTAAACAATCTTCCCTATATAAGACATATGATTTATATAGCCACTCGGTTTCGATGTCATATATGTTATAGTATTCAAGTGTGCCTTCAGGATATGGATTTACAAATCGAAGATAAAATCTAGTTTGATGTGTAAATAAAGAACGATCTTCTACCAAACGGTCATTATCACCTGGATTTCTAATATCATACACCACAAGTTGACACATTCTGGCATCATATTTTAAAATTTTAGCATAAAGATTCATGTCATCTTGTGACACTACGTCACGTCTATCAATAGAAGTGATATTTGTATCTTTGGCAACAATTTGCAAATATGGTAAATATTTTTCATCTAATACCGCATTTTCAAAAATATTTCTAGAATTTGGTCTGTATGTAGTATTATTAAACTCTTCTATAATATTATGTATTGGTTTAAACGTTATTGCGCTACAATAGTCATACTCGTTTGCTATCATATTTTCAAATTTTTGATATGATAGTGGCCAATCATAATATAAGTTGCCTTTTAACTGTTCGTTAATAGCAAAAAATGTCCAATAATAATCTACTTTACCATAGAGTTCTTGAGATACAATATCTGGGCGGGCGCCGTCCTGTATAGTATAGTATGTATACTCAACAATCGTATCCAATACACTTCTTGACTTATCAATTTTTACCATTCGAGTGATGTCAGTAAATGTAAAAATATTGCCTAAAACGTTATATTGGATTTTTGGAAATTTTGTAAAATACATAGTATGATGAAATTATTTTTATTATACTCGTCCCACGCTAAAATCTGCCCCAGGACCAGCATTTAGATTATCACGACCCGAAGGAATTGACGATGCGTCAAAATTATTAAAGTTTACTTGCGAAGCCAATCTATTAAAGGGCGCGTCATCAAGCGAACGTATATCTTCTGCTGTAAGTGCACGTGTTTCAATAAATGACAAACTCAAATCGCACTCAAGTGGCGCGCCGTCTGAAAACCAAACATTTGCGGATTGATTATATGAGACATTTAAGGTTTCTAGATAACATTCGTATATTTTTGGTATGTATTCTAGAACTGACCCATTACCATCTAAAAAGTTTATAGACCACGTTGGAGGATATTGTAATTGCAACGTATTACCTTCTGCATAGAGACCTATTCTAAAGGCGCGAGATATATTTCTAATCATTTCCGACTCGCTTTTACTTTTTGCCATAAACTTAAATGCAAATTGAAAGCGACGAGTCGCCATTCCAGTAAATTCGGTAGTAATATTTTTATTTAAAGTGGTGCCCAAACCAATGCTAATTGCAGATTTAACGCTGTCATCTAATGGCGCCATTGATGCAGCCAACTGACCAAGTTCAGGAAGCGAATTTGGTATGCTTCCCTTTAAGTTACCCAAATAATTAGATGCACCGGCTATTCCACCACTTCTAGCTGCAGATAACGCCCCACCTATCATGCCGGCAGCATTTAATTCGGCATCATTATATGTTGCAGCATCAGCAAACTGTAAATTTAAAGGAACCGGCAACCATACAAAAAATGAATCATTAAGGTTATTTCTAGGAGTATTACATATCATCTGCATAAGAGGCATTTTCCCAGACTGCAAATCGTCAGGAAAATATAGATTTTTGTAGTTTGTATCCTTCGACAGTGCCATATATCTATTTATAAGTAATATTTATGGCATACAGCGGCAAATATATTGCAAAAAACAAAGCAAAATACTCGGGAGACCATAGTAAAATATATTATAGAAGTCTATGGGAGCGACAGGTATTTAAATTTTTGGATGAAAATTCTGATGTATTGGCTTGGAACAGTGAGGAGGTTGTAATCCCGTATCGATGCAAAACCGACAATAAGGTTCATCGCTATTTTGTTGACTTAAAAATACAATTTAAAAATGGACAAACCTATCTAATTGAAATAAAGCCCAAAAAGCAGACTATTGAGCCAAAAATACGAACTAAAAAGAC